ACGTAGTGCTCATGCAGAAGGATTTCGAGATAGTCAAGAAAAAGCATTAAAAATTCATGGCATTATACGAAGCAAATTTGATCCAAAGAAATGGGTACAAAAACAAGGCACACAATGGATTCAAGTATTCCCATTTGGAAAAACAGACGAGATAAACAAGGAACAGTAAAATGGATTTAAGAGATCTTATTAACAAGTTAGATGCTATTGAACAAACTAAACTACTAGCAGAAGCAGAAGAACTAATGGAAAAGGTTCGCATTCGCTATAGCGATGTTGAAGCTGTTGCAAAACAATATGCTACAGACGACGATGCTAGAGGAAAAGCATTGGCAAAACTGGCTGCTGATAATGGTCTACAAACTTTATTTGATCCTATTAGCGGTGAGCTTGTAAAGGCAGACGGAAGCTATGCATCATTCTTAGGTGCAGACGAAGCTACTGTTAATAGATTAAAAGGTTGGGGTTTACTTCCTTTAAATGCAAAAACATCTAGCTGGATGGGTGCTAGAGGCCAAGATAGAAAAACAGCTATTGGAGACAACCAGTCAGCTCAAGAACGAGACAAAATGGTTGATCGTGCAGAAGAATTAATGAAAAAAGCTATTACTGCACCATCAGCTGCACCAGCTAAAGAAAGCATTGCAGAATCATTATTAGGTAGTTTTGGCTACAAAGTTTCGTTACTAGAATACATTACACCAGAAGAACATGCAGAGTTAAAAGGGCTAGTACAAAAACTTACTCCTTTTGCAAAATCAGATCCTGATTCAGCAGACCTTGTTGCACAATTTAGAGCATACAATCAACAACGAGATGCGTTAATTGCACGTATTAAAGAAGTTATTGCTGCAATAAAACCTGCGGCAACAACATCAACTGCACCGGCTGCACCAGCTGGAGGAGAACGTAGTGGAGGTGCTGGTACACCAGCAAATGAATCATTAGATAATGATTCAGAAATGTTAATGGAATTGTCATTAACACCTCAAGGTCAAAAGGCAGGTGCTAAACTTTTTGAACCAGACTGGAAAGGTTATCTAAGTCCTGAACAAGTAAAACATAATCTCGCATTGTTAAAGAAAGGACATGCTAAACTAGATTGGAGTGACCATTTAGGTAAAACAGTTAAAGACTGGGCTAATATGGCAACTTTTGATCTAGCGGACAAAGCAGCGGCAGCAGCTAGTAGCGCATTTGATCCAAATACCACATACAAAAAAGAACGCGAAAAACAACAAGCGGCTGATAGAGCTTATAACTTAGATCCAAATGCTTTGAATTTACGTTCAGCGGCAAATGCAGTTGGCTGGAAAATGGATCCAAACAATCCAGCTGGAAACATGACTATAGGTGACGTATTAGGCCTTGTAGGCCCTGGCGCTATTACAAGTATGTTTAAAGTAGGTGTGAAAGGTGCTCAAAAACTTGGTATGGGTAAAGTCGGCCAGTTTGTTACAGGTACAGGTGCTGTAGTTGGTACTCAAAAAGCTGTTGATCAAATAGATAAAGCAGCCGGAATAGATCCTCATCCAGATAACGTTCCGTCAAATAATCCGCAACCACCGAATCCACAACCAGCTAATAACAAATTAAAATACGACGAAGAAGTTAAGAAAATTCAAGATTACTTAGTTGCACAATACGGTAGTGCAAAAAACATATTACCTCGCTTTGGTGCAGATGGAAAACTAGGCAAAGAAACTCAAGATGCTATTGCTCGTGCTAAGAAAGACGGAAAATTAACTGCTGACGGAAAAATACCTTCTGCACCAGATCAAAGTAATGCAGAAACAGCTAGACTACAACGTCAAAATGATGCAGCTCCTTCAGCGTCAGAACCAGATCAAAGTAATGCAGAAACAGCTAGACTACAACGTCAAAATGATGCAGCTCCTTCTGGTCCAACAACGGCTACAAATGCCATGGCAGATTTAGATCCAAAAGTAGTACAAGATGCTATGAAGAAATTAGGAATAACACCTCCTAACATCACTCAAGAGCAGTTAGCAGCATTAATGGATGCTGTAGGAATTAAAGACGGAGAAGAAGTTGCAGATGCAGGTGCTGGAGCAAATGCATCAAATGCTACGGCAGATACAACCGGTGGTCCAAATATGAGTGGCGGACAAGCCGCTCCAACTGTAATGGCAGGTGGTGGTGATGGCGGTCTTGTTCAAGGAACAACTAGAACAGCTGAATCGTCAGACCTAGCTCGCATACTGAAACTATCCGGCTTATATGAAGATGATGATCTTGAAGAGGATCGTATTGGCGGCGGCATGAAATTTGCAAGTTGGGTCATTGATCAAATGATAGCAAGCGGTCCAAGAGGACAACGACTAGCTAAACTTGCTAACGAACCTTTGGCATCCAAAGTTGCTAGTCCCGGTGAACTTCGTGCTGCAAGAAAAATGGCTAGCGATATTGAACGTGCAGGACAAAAAGGTACATCTGCTGCAGAGAAAGGTGTAGCCAATACAGAGAAGGGTGTAGCTAATGCAGAAAAAGGTGTAGCTAATGCAGAAAAAGGTGTAGCTAATGTAGAGAAAGGTGTAGCCGATGCAGAAAAAGTTCTTCCTAAGGTAGGAGACGAGGCTGTTTCTAAATTAACAGCAGATGCTGCTAAGGGAGAAGGATTACTTTATCAAGTTGGAAAATTAGGCGGACGTTTTGTAAGATTTATTAAGAACAATAAATTCTTAACTCTACTAGCCTTGTTGGCAGCATATGGAATTTACAAAATTGTGACAACGGACAAACCAGTCGAACCGCAACCAGGACCAGGACCAGGACCAGGACCAGCACCTGGGCCAGCGCCAGTTCAACCGCAAGTAGATCCAAAAGAAGAAGAACGCAAACGTCAACTTTTAGATCTTGAAAAACTTCTTGCTCAATTATATGGTGGTTGGCCAACTGATCCAGAAACAGCTGAAACAATTAAGGCGGCTGTTGCAGCTGGTGCCAAGGCGCCAGAAGGATTTAAAGAAGGCGGCGTTCAACCTCAACCAGCGGCTACAGCAGGTGGTGATTCAAATGCTAGAGTTTTTGGTAGAGCCGGTGTTAGTGCAAGTGCTGAAGATCTAGCAAAAAAATCAGCTGCAACACCAACATATCCAGGTCAAGGTGTTCGAAGATAACATTTTTAAGCTCATAAAAACGGCAAATTTATTTTGCCGTTTTTTGTCTTTGAGCTTGCATTACTAAGATAACTAATATATAATAGGCATTATTACTAGGAGATTTACATGGCTGGACGCAACTATGGCGCAGAAGAAAAGGCAAAATTGGAACGACTAATTAGCGAAGGTTCCACAGTATTACGTGAAATTGAAGATTTACAAGAAGGCCTAAAAGAAACTGTTAAGGCAGTTGCTGAAGAATTACAAGTAAAACCCAGTGTCATTAACAAAGCAATTAAAATCGCACACAAAGGCGATTGGCAGGCTTACAATGAAGATTGGGAAGAAATTGAAGCTATTTTGGATATTACAAAACGTATCTAAGTATAGTATAATATATGGGTGCGGCAGGCCATAATCTGCCATATTAGGTATTTGCGAGCCGTAAATCGCATGGAGAGAAAAATTTATGTCTTATGTAGACGCTTGGTTTGACCGCGATAATGATATTATTCGTGTTGTTGAACGCAACAAAAAAGGCGAAAGAGAATTTAGAGATATTCCAGTTCGCCATACATTATATGTTAAAGACCCTAAGGGCAAACATATTTCAATCTACGGCGAAGCAGTAAGCCGTATCGTTTGTAAAAATACAAAAGAACTACGTAAAGAAATGGCCATTAATAGTGGCAAAACTCTATACGAAGCAGACATCAATCCAATCTTTGTTACACTAAGTGAAAATTATCTCAATCAAGATGCGCCTAAACTAAATGCTGCATTTTTCGATATTGAGGTAGACTTTGACCCCGAGCGTGGTTACGCAAGTCCAGATGATGCTTTCATGCCAATCACTGCTATTGCAGTTCACCTACAATGGTTAGACACTATGGTATGTTTGGCTATTCCGCCAAAAGGTGTTAGCATGGAAGATGCTAAGGAAATGGTTAAAGACTTTCCAAACACAATGTTGTTTGACAACGAAGCGGATTTGCTCATAGCATTTTTAGACCTAATACAAGAAGCAGATGTATTATCAGGTTGGAACAGTGAAGGCTTTGATATTCCATATACTGTTAATCGTGTTACCAAAGTCCTTAGCAAAGAAGATACAAGACGTTTTTGTTTGTTTGATCAATTTCCTCGTAAACGTGAATATGAAAAATTTGGTCGTACTGCTACAACTTATGACTTAATCGGTCGTGTTCACGTAGACTATCTTGAACTTTATAGAAAGTACACATATGAAGAAAGACACTCCTATCGATTGGATGCCATCGCGGAATACGAACTTGGCGAAAGAAAGACTCAATATGAAGGAACTTTGGACCAACTCTACAACAACGATTTTAAAACGTTCGTCGAATACAACAGACAAGACTGTGCGCTATTGGACAGACTTGATAAGAAACTAAAGTTCTTAGACCTAGCCAACACACTGGCACACGAAAACACAGTATTGTTACAAACAACAATGGGTGCTGTTGCTGTGACAGAACAGGCCATTATTAACGAAGCACATCGTAGAGGATTTGTTGTACCAAATCGTCCAAAGATGAGCGAACGTGAAGATACTGCGGCCGCCGGTGCTTACGTTGCATATCCTAAAGAAGGTATTCAAGACTGGGTAGGATCATTAGATATTAACAGTCTTTATCCAAGTGCCATTCGTGCGCTTAACATGGGTCCTGAAACTATTGTTGGTCAGCTACGTCAAACACTGACTGAAGATTTCTTGCAAAACCAAATGGCAAAAGGCAAGAGCTTTGCGGCAGCGTGGGAAGGTGTATTTGGATCATTAGAGTACACAGCAGTAATGAATCAAGAAATTGGAACTGACATTACCATTGACTGGGAAGATGGAACTAGTGATGTTGTTAGTGCCGCCGAAGTCTATAGATTGATTTTTGAAAGCAATCAGCCCTGGATG